GGGCAGCCAAGATAATCAGCAAGACCACCGAGAGCACCAGAGCCAGTTCCAGGAGAAGGGCCTGTATAAGACAAGTCAATAGTCGGGAACGTAGACGAATCCATTCCATCGGGACCACCTGTGATGAAGTCTTCCCAATCTTCCCAAACAAGACGATGAGGCACAAACCAGTGATGGATCCGAACGTGAACAGGATGCATGACGGGAGCAAGCAACGGCGAAACGCGAATAAGAGCGGAAGTTGCCTGCTGGACGGTATCGCCAGGAAGCACCTCTGTAAGCCCTATCGGCACCAACTCTCCCATATCTAGGGAAAGAAGATTGTAGTGCGAAAGGGAATGTTTAGACCTTTTCATATCTTCCTCTTCGATTCTTGAAGTTTAGACCAGCCTTTAGCGGACCAGATCTGTTGTTGATTACGAGCCTTTAAGTTGTCTTTGAACGTAAGCGGTTTCTCCTTCTGTATTTTCGCATCATTGAGCAGAGCCAGCATTTCCGAGTGTTGATCCTCGAAGTACCGACGTGTAATTTTTTCGCGGGTTTCTTCCGATACATCTAAAGCATCTCGCATCTTATCGCGGAGATAGCGACCTACCGAAACAACTTGACCGTCCAACCGAACTCGCGAAGGGACATCCCCTTCGAAATCTTCGCGCCACGATGTTTGTTGACCAAGAGTATGGGCCAAACAGAGTGCGGCTTCTGCACCAATTCCAGGCCGATTGGAACTCCGTTTGAATTCCGGGTGTCTTCCATCAAGAAGTGGGTTTCCTGCATTGGTAAGTTTCTTAAGAGTGTATCCGCAAGTATATCCAATGGTGTGACGATTAACCTCGTCGACGTGAACAAGACCTGCTGTCCAACACTTTTCGAATATCGGAGCGTCTGCCACCGAGCATCCGAATAAAATGAGGTGATAGTGCGGGTTGATTCCTCGCCGGCCTGCGAGACCATACTCGCCAACACCGAAAAACCGGACCGATCCGGGCGGATAGTGATTCCGCAATCTCTTGAGGAAATTTCGCATATGGGCTGGGGAAAGGTTGCTTCCCTCAGGAAGGTTATCATCGGAGTAGGTGAGCGTAACCCAAGCGCTTTGATCATGAGTGTAAGACTCCAAAATAAGCCGAGTGACCCAAATACGACGGGTACGAATGCGGCAGGGAATACACCTGCCGCACCCGAAACCAGTAGTACCGATCATAAAGGGGTTCTCACAGATCATCACATGCGGAACCCAATGCGTTTGCGCATCGGTGCACGGCGTGCACGAGAACGACGCGACATACGACCACGACCGCGGCGATAGGAACCACGACGGCGGCCAGCCGATCCACGGCGACGATATCTCATTACTGCCTCCTTCCTAAGTCAGGTTTACGCCAGAACCGTTTCCAACGGTGACTGGCTTTGTTCCAGTTGGCTCTCAAATCCTCTAAGAGCAACCGATCTACGTAGTCATAAGCCGATTGGCCAGCGACTCCTAATTGATGGGGAATCCCACCAACTTCGCCGAGCAGATCCTCGGCACGTTCCGCAGGGTGTACGCCATACGGGAGGATAGTGTATTCACCGGGAGCAGTATAAATGAGCCGATTACCATGCTCATCAACGGTAGGCGGATTCAGAAATCCACGATTGATTCCTTTTTTGTACCGGTGCCATCCAAACGCCCTATCAGTTTCATCATGCTCACCGGGCATAACAGAGGCAGTACCAGGGCCAGGAGGGCCAACTTGATGAGGGGCATTGAGCGCATTGATCTGAGACCGAAGAAGCGTGTTTTCCAATTCGCCACGCTCAACTTGTAGTTCCCGGATCTTAGACTCGTGACGTTCATTAGCAGTCCGAGTGCGCTCAATAGCGGATCCAAGATTCTGACCCATATTAGCCATGCCTTGCGCTAGGCCATCCTCTGGGGTCATACCTGCGGAGACAGGGGAAAACGAATGTGTGTTAGCGCCAAGGGCGTACAGGGGATGAATACCGGCAGCTTTAGCATCATCGACTTTCCACCGAATTCCGTGTTGAGCGAAATCGCGTTGAAGCTGGATGTTTTGCCGAGCAAGCTCGAGAGACTGGGCATTAGCCTTATTCTGGGCCTTCCTACCGAGAATGCCGGATAGAAGAGAGGAACCACCGGCAACAACAGCACCGAATCCAGGAAACATGATTATCCCTTTCTACAAGCAGTATAGGACGTCTCAGTCCAACGAGGTTTCTTGATGCGGCCTTTAGTGCGGCCTTTAGCAAACAGTACCTGGCGGCGCTCTGAGCGCCTTACACAGACCATAACGCGGCGGGGAGAGGAAAAGGCTACCCGCTCGCGTGTAAAAGCGCCTGGCCGAGGGCCGGGCGCTTGTTGTCGAGACGAGGGACCGACTGTGGCGGCGGGGCCGTGCACAAGTCGGAAAGAGGGTGAAGACGGGGAGAACATCCGACGATCATCCTTGCGGAGCGGAGATCGCGGAGAAGGCAAGCGAAAACGCACACGGGCAGACCGTGTAGCGTTAACAGGGCGAGGGGCAACGCGCGTTTTCTTAATACGAGGTTTTCTGCGCCTACGCTTAGCCATTAAATTTGCCTCCGTCTGTCACCTAGCCTTTACCCGTCGAGAGAGGGTAAAGGCATCCGGCAGTGGCTGTCTATAAAAAAAGGACCCGCAAGGCGGGTCCAAAGTAACAAAATTGCTTGGGACGGGTCGGCCTATTCGGCCTCTGGCGTCGCCTCCGGCTCCTTGCTAGGGACAGGGGGGGATCCCCCTGTACCCCCCGACGTATCAACATTTTTGATAGCGTCAGGGTCCACGCCAAGGGCGTCAAATAACTGTTTTTTGGTGATTCTTTTGCCAACAGCATCATAGCGTTTACGGTAAATAACCTGATTCGCCCGGAACTCAGCGGGCGAGATCTCCTGACCTAACACAGGATCGAATACGACCTCGTAAGGCGTTGACGGATCCGAAATGTCGTCATCGACGTCAAAATCCTCCGATTCCTCGAAGGTCTCAAAGCCTTGAGCAGCAGCTTCCTCGGAGATCTGGGTACGCACAAGGCGCTGGACCTGTTCAGCCAGTGTCTCAGGGCGTTTCATCCCAGACGGGATCTCAAGGGGCTTCGGGTCGGGCCTTTCGCGACCAGGCGCCTCGCCATAGAGGTTGTCGAGATAGAGTTCACCAGTTTCGGGATCATGTGTCATTTGTTCCTCCTAGGAAAAGATACCAGCTGCCAGGCGCAGCCTGGCGTGACGAGATTTCACAAATCAGAAAATGTAGGACGTAGCCTTTTTGGAAATAATCCTACGCGCCTGGATGGAGTGATTCGCCATCACCCACAGCACATCATTCGTCTGGACAGCGTTAATACGCTTAGTTGGATCCGAAACAACAAACGAAGAATTGAGCGCCGGATCCGAACCGAAGATTCGGGCCATATGCCAATAATCCAATTGCGAAGATCGAAACTCACCAGAGACGCGAGACGGGGTGCGGCGGTATTCGTCGTAGCGATCCTGATAACCAAAGACACCCTCCGGGGTGGTATGGGCCGCATAGAGTTCCTTATTCAAGACCTCTTGCTGGCCGATGTGTTCGAGTTCCTTCTGCCAGAAGTCTTCCTTAGTGCGGCGATTGAAGGTCCGATGGAGGCCCTGGACATAGATGGTCTTCGGAAGAACGGACATCAGCGAGAAAACGTAGCCATGTTCCTCAAAGAATCGACGATATCGATTTGACCGGACGGCCGAGATGCCGTGACCTTTGAGGTTACCGACACCCTCCGAATCGTCACCATCAGTTGTGACGCCGGTTTGTAGAACCTCGGAGAACTGGATTGTCTGGCGACCTCCACCAAGATATTCCGGCCTTTGTAGCCGGGCATCCGAAGAGCGAACGTTAAGATACCGGAGGTATTCTGTGTAGCGACTACCGTATCGAGCGCGGGCCTCTTCATAGCGTTGCAGGGCGAACGCAAGGCGCAAATCGTTGATAGAAGCAGCCTGGACTCCGGAGAGGTCGGCATGGATGTTAGGGACTTTCGTAGTGTTGTCACCTTGCACCGTCAAGTTAGGGGTTAGATCCCAGTTAGACCCAGCAGAAGAAGCAGTAGTGCCATCTGACTGAAGGTAAGAACCCGGTCCATTATTATAAACTTCTGTATTTGCGGCAGCGATTCCAAGAACCGGAGCATCTCCAACCAAAGGAATAGTGACCTCTGGACCTTTTTGGGTCCACGGACGAGACGACGTAAAATAGTCCTTTTCCCAGGCAGCATTTTGCAGATCCGTGTTGGTAGTGGAATCAGTGCCAGACGAAAGATCGAGAGCGACTTCTGTAGTTAGATCCTCATCCCGATAAAACTCATTGTAGATAGCAGCGTATCCACGGAAGGGAAGAGCGGAAACCGTAAGGCCATCGATCTCAGGAGGGCAGCCAAGATAATCAGCAAGACCACCGAGAGCACCAGAGCCAGTTCCAGGAGAAGGGCCTGTATAAGACAAGTCAATAGTCGGGAACGTAGACGAA